TTACAAAAAGGGAGTAACTAATAATGGCATTATCAGAATCAGCAATTAAAAGAAACAGAAAAAGTAATAAACGTAAAAAAAGACTGGCACCTAAAGTAAGAGCATTAATGAATCCTCTTCCTATGAGTGGACCTATAGGAGGTCTACCAGAAGGTTTATTAGATTCCTTTATGGATCCAGATTATGAAAGTCCCTTCGTACAAAGTGATGAAGATGATTCTGCTTTAAAAAATGCAGCAGAATTAGGACTAATGAAACTATTTAAAAATTCTAAAGGTTCTTCAGCTAAAAAGAAAACTAAGAAAAAACCTAGAGGTGTAGGTATTGCTTCTAGAGGTTATGGTAAGGCAATGAGATAATGGATAACTTACAATATTTACAATTATTAAAACACTTTAGAGATTTACCTAAACAACCTTTTGGTTTCGGAAAAGGAGCTCAAGGTAGATTAACTCTAGCATCTGAAATAGCAGAACAAAAAGGAATGGGTTCTGGAGGTCATTATGATTTAGCAGAACAAGAAGATTATAGAAAGAAAAAAGGAATAACAAAAAAATTAACTTTAGATGAAAAATTTGTAAAATGGGAAGAAAAAAATAAACCTGGTGAAAAAAATTATGGTAAAAAATTTATAAGCTGGGCAAAAAAAAATGCTCCAGAAATAGTAGAAAAAATAGGTAGATTAGGTCCTAAAGCTTTACTGTATGGTACTGGAGTAGGTACAGCTCTGTCTCCTTTTTTAGATGCTAAAGAACTTGCTGCAGCAGATGATCCTATGGGTGATATATTAAGAGGTCAAACAGAAACACGAGAAAGAGTTGGAAGAAGTTTAGATTTTAATAGAGGTGGTATGATAAAAAAATATTATTCTTCTGGATCTAAAGCTAAAAAGAAAACTAAAAAGAAAAAACCTAGAGGTGTAGGTATTGCTTCTAGAGGGTATGGGAAAGCAATGAAGTAATGTCTAAAAAAATTTTAACAGAAGAAGATATGGAACAAATGATGGATTTAGGTTTAGATCCTCGTGATCTTTTTCCAGATGGTTATGAATTACGAGAAGCTAATACTAAAGATGCACCTTTAATAACATTTCATTCTAAAGGTTCTTCAGTTAAAAAGAAAACTAAAAAGAAAAAACCTAGAGGTTGGGGTAAAGCAAGATATAAAGGTAAGTAATGGCAATAAGTCGTTCTAATATAAAAAAACAACTAACTCCTAAATTAGGAAGTGGTAAAAGATTTAAAAGACTTACAAAGAAATTAAAAAAGAAGGGCACAAAAAATCCAAAAGCCCTTGCTGCTTGGATAGGCAGAAAAAAATATGGTAAAAAGAAATTTCAAAAACTAGCTGCTACAGGCAAAAGGAGAAAATAAAATGGCTAAAAAAGAATATAATAAAAGTGATCCAATTCCTGGACCATATACATTATTACAATATCCTGCTAATCTTGAAGAGATTACAGGTAAACCTACAGGACAAGGTTTTGGTGCAGCTCGTAAAGGACCTGCAGTTCATGGTCCTATAGA